TAATACTCCGTCAGTATCTACCAACACCGCCAAAGTAAGTGCTACCGGTTCTGTAACTACTCACAGCGATGTGACAAGCGCTGGTAGTGGTGCGATTATTACAAGTGCTGAGCGTATTACTTTAGGTTCTGCACTTCAGCCATTAGACAATATTAGTTCATTAACTAATGACGCTAATTATATCACATCCACTCAGGCTCCAGTTCAAAGTGTTAATACTCAATCTGGAACTGTAGTTTTAAATGCAGATGACATAGATGATACAGCTACAGCTCATAAGTTTACTACAGCTGCAGATATTGCTAAGCTAGTAGGTATTGACCCGGGTGCAGAAGTCAATGTGAACGCAGATTGGAATGCAACATCAGGAGATGCTGAAATTTTAAATAAGCCGGTTATCCCGGCTGCATATACAGATTCAGACGTAGACACTCATCTAAACACAGGTACTGCTGGCACTAATGAGGTTTTAAGTTGGACAGGTTCGGATTATGACTGGGTTGCCCAATCAGGCGGTAGTAGCAATCAAAGAACTTTAGCGGTAGGAGTTTCTAACAATGATTGGTCAGGCGATGTAGTCACGTTTGGTGCGTTAAGTGGCGGAGGTAATTTTACGCAAGGAAAATTATATGTTTGGAGATCTGGAGCTTGGGAAGAAGCTTATGCTACCTCTGTGAGTACATCATCTGGAATGTTAGGTATTGCTATTGAAAGCTCTACTACTAAGATGTTAACTAGAGGAACGTTTACGTCTTCCAGTATGACAGCTTTTACTACGAGCAACATATTGTACGTAAGTTCACTTCAATCTGGAAATGGTAGAATGATGGATTCTATTCCTGCTACCCCTGCTGCTAATTCAATTATTAGAATCTGTGGCTATGTAATCAATGGCGTAAGTGGTCAAATCTTTTTTGATCCATCACAAGACTTTATTCAAGTGTAATTATGCCAGATATAACAAGTTATAATAATATAGACGTGGCAGATATTGTAAGTATAAATGGACAAACGGTAACTTCAAGTGGAGGAGGAGCCCCTCCTGAAGCTACAACTGGGCTTCTATATTACGAAGCAGGTGGCTTTAACACAAGGCTTCCAGACGCTCAAGAGATTTTTTTAGCTAGTGCAGTCAGTTTATACTCCGTACAACTTTCGACTAAAACAGATATAGTTAGACTGAAAGATGGCAACTACCACACTTTTGCTTTAGATAGTTCTAATAACCTGTATTCGTCTGGTTACACGAACAATAGCAATATGGGTAGAGTTACGACTACAGTTCCTGCTCATGAGTTTGGACTCTCGTTGAGTAGCGTTAGTAAATTTGCCCCCCACGATAATGGTTGCTGGGCTATTAAAACTGACGGAACACTGTGGTGGTGTGGTTATATTGGTCAATACGCTGCTAGTGGTGACACAGGTCAAAGCACTATTTCAGCTTCTAATGGATGGTTGCAGTATGGGAGCGATACAGACTGGATAAACATTGATGCCTTTCCTGGGTTTCCTTACTCCTGTTTAGCGATTAAAGGCGGCACTGGGTCTGAGTATTTATATTCTTGCGGATCCAATTATTTTGGAAAGACGGGTGTAGGCACTACTAGTGGCAGCACAAAGCCTTGGACTAGAGTTAAATCAGACGCTACAACTGATTGGACTGAAACAATAGAAGAGATTAGCGTTGGTTATGGCGCTTCTATGGTCGTTACAAAAAGCGGAAAGCTGTTTGCTTGGGGTGATGCCAATGAAGGACACCTAGGTCAGGGTACCACTACAGATTATTTGTATCCAATACAAGTAGGCACTGACACTGACTGGGATGTGCCTTATGCAAAAGCTAGATTACAAGGTTTTTGCAGAAAAACAGATGGAACTCTTTATGGCTCAAGGCGGCAATCTAGTTACTACAATATTGGACCTGCGACATCTGACAGAACTTACGGGCAGTGTGGGACTGACTCTGATTATGAAGAATTAATAGCTCACGAATCAAGTTTTAACTCAGGGAAACAAATGCTCTTTGCTAAAAAGAATGGGGCGTGGTATGCAAATTGGGCGCAGACCATACTGGCAAATTCTTTTATGGGTAATACAAGTAATAAATCTGCACCTTCAGATAATACCTGGGTGTCAATGCCTGATTTCTTTGACGGTACTGATATTTCTGTAGGCATTAATTGGATTCACTTATCGTTTAAAGAGCAAAATCAAACATTAGGAGAAACGCTTACAATAGCAACAGCAGCGACGTAATGGCTACAAGGACACACACTATAGAATCTTCTGAAGATTTAAAAGCTACTTGGGTAGATACACGCTGTCCCAACATGTCTTTTAGCTTTATTGAACAAAGTTTTGACGAGTGTTTGCAAGAAGATGGCACTTACAGAGCTACTTATGAAACTCTAGAAATTCTTGCAGGAGAATCTTTTAGCATGACTTATCTCTGTGAAGAGACTGGAGGAACTAAGACTTACACTCTTACCGAGGGAGAATACGGTATAAAACCTAATTAAGATTAATTATGGATGCTAAAGTTTATAAATATTGGTTAGGACCTGAGTCCAAAAAAGCTTACATTTTATTAACAGTTGATACAGCACCTACCACTTCTAGTAATAAAAAAATTAGTGTAGTAATAGCAAGAATTGCTGGATTAGTTTTAGCATTATTATTTTCAGACATAAATAAATTAGGTGTCTGGATAAAAATTATAACTCAATTAATTGAATAATGAATATTATAAACGGGTGGAAAAACCCAAACAAACAATCAGATAAATACCAGTGTAAACTAAGACTTGGCCGAGTTACAGTTTACGATGTATTTTATGATTTTGGAGATCGTAAAGGAGCTGTTACGCTGATGAACTTTACTGTTAAATTATTTAAAAAAGCAAAAAAAGAAGTTATTAAAAATGAATCTGAAAATGTTTCGTGAATTTTTAATAAGTTTTTGCACAGCATTTACATTAATAGGTTTAATTCCTTGCCCTGAATTACAATCTGTAGATGTATCTGTATTTGATATGACAGGAGATTCTGTGTCATCGCATGTACAAACTAAGAAAATTGATTATTATTATCATGAATAAAAATATATTAATAGCGTCTTCTTTATTTTTAATAGGATGTGGTACAGGTATAACATTATCTGAAACTACTTTGTCTCATGATCCTGATTTGTTTACCACGTTTCCTAAAGATTTTGACAGCCCTTTTTCTATAAATTTTACAAGTGGAGTAATTGAAGTAGATAGTAATAAATATGAAGTACAAGAGTTTAATGTAATGCTGCAAGAGCATCCTTTAGACCCTAACACAGTTAAACTAACAATTGATGTAAAAACCCCTACAGCTCCTTCGCAACGTATGTCTGTATATTCTACAAAAAACAATGACCAATAATACAATAGACGAAACCAAAGAATGGACTGAAAGGAAAATTGTTAAATGGTTTAACGAAAATAAAAAATATTTAGGAGATTTTGCAAGCCTTGCTCTATCTGCGATTCCAGGAGGAGGAGCAGTAGCAACAGTAGCTCAAGATATTTTAGGAGCTAAAATTCTTACAGAGCAGAAGCAGTATGAATTAGAAGCAATGATTCTAAAATATAAAATGGATGTAGAAAAAAATACAACTCAACGATGGGCAAGTGATAACACTACTTCTGAACGTTTAACAAAGCTAGTTCGACCTATTAGTCTTTTAAGTTTATTAGCAACTATTTTTTTATTTACATTTTTAGACGGGTGGAATTCTTGGCAGTTTGACGTTCCTTTAGTGTATGTAGAATTAATTCAATCTTTAGCACTACTTGCTTTTGGCGCGTACTTTGGCGGTCGCACAGTTGAAAAAATACAAGACTTACGAACTAATGGCAACTCTTAATCAAATCGCATACAATATTGCAGGAGCAGTTGATAAAAATACTGACCCTGTATTTATTAATAGGATTAAATTTCAAATAGAATATTATCGAGCTTTAATGCTGCGTAGAGATGCTGCAGGATCTTTTAACATTCCAGATGCATTTATTCAAACAACTACAGTAGAGTTAGAATGGGTAGACGCTGTTAATGCTTGCGGGGTAAACTTGCCTTGTAAAATTTTAAAAAGCACTCAAATGCTTTGCAACCCTATTAATTTAAAAGGACAAGCAGGATTTATATATGTAGGAGCAGTAGGGGGCGGACAAAGCTATCAATATGTCACTTCGGAACAATTGATATATGCTCTTTCTAGTAAGTGGACAGGAGGACATCCAAAGTATTTTTTTAAAGATAGTTATTTATATATTACAGAAGGAGCTCCAATGTGTGTAGAAGTGCGTATGGCATGCGAAAGCCCTGCTACAGGAGGAGAAGAAGGAGTACCAGGTTTAAGTTGTTTAGATCATGATTCAGAATATCCAATTACTATGGACATGATACAACGAGTAACTGAAGCAATTTTGCAACAACTTCAAGCGGATACACTCCAAGATAATGATAAAGTTGAAATTATATGAAGATAGGCTAGGTGCAAAAAATATGTACAAAGCTTATAAAGCAAAGAATGTAGATACAGATATAACATATCCTTTATATAGAACTATACTAGAGCAATTTAATAAGAAGCTTGCAGTTAAAATTTTAAACGGATCTTATTTCAATATGGGTCACAGACTAGGTTACATTTTTATAAAAAAAATAAAAAGAACTCCGTCTAGCAAGGTCATTAATTGGAATGAAACACAAGCATTATGGAAAGAACTAGGTAAGAAAGAAGGATTTGTTTATTATACAGACAACTATTATTATCGCTGGAACTGGGAAAAAAGAAAGGCTCAAGTAAAAAATAAATCAGTATATAAGTTTGTTCCTACTGGAGGGAAAAGAGGATTAAAAAGACAGCTTATAGACAAATTAAAAATTGATCCATTTGCATCTACAAATTATAAAACATGAATTATCGTAACGTATCTTCTAAAGAAATTATAGCTAAAGTCTACAGAGACTTAAAGCCTAATAGTTCATCTTGGACTAGCGATGCGTTAGAATGGATAGGAGAAGCATTAGACTATATTGGATATCATGGAATATTTGACCACAAGTCAAAAGAACTTACGATAGCTAACCACAAAACTGAAATACCTTGTGACCTTTATCAATTATTGCAAATCGAATATGAAGGCGTTGGTCTTGTGTATGGGACTGACATTTCTGGGTATAATGCAGATACTCGTACTACAGCTTCCACTCCTTCTAATTCTCAAGTATATACTGCAGCAGTAGCAGAATCTAATCCTACAGATGATCCAAGCTCTCCTGCATTTACTTTAAAGTATACTAAAAATAGACGTGTCTCAAATGAATATTATTTAATAAATAATGGTTACATTGTAACTAGCTTTGAAGACGGTACTATAAAGCTGCATTACACGGCATACCCTACAGATGACGATGGGTTTCCACTTGTACCAGATAATATTTACGCAAAACAAGCATTAGAATGGTACATCATT